GGTTATGTGAAAGCAGGTAAACAGCGAAAAGAAACTCGCAAAGCCGCAAAAACAATGGTGGAAGACTACGGCAAAAGCATTGATGAGGCTGTCGCTGGCGGAAACGTTGAAGACCTTATAGCGATGAAAGAGCAGTTAAAGTCTGATCGCGCAAAATTTGTTAACACAAACGCTGACCCTGCGTATGCTGCTCAGGCTTTAAAAAAATATAATGAGGAATTTGACAAACTTAATACCAAAATATTGAATTACACAACTGCTGTTGGTATTTCTGATAAATATTTTGGTGTTGGTGCGGAGTCTTTGAATAAAATGGCTGAGGCTGCTGGAATAGATCTCACAGCACAAATGTTGACTTTCCGTGATGTTCTTGATCTTGTCGGTAAAACTGCTGAGGAAAAAGCAAGACTTATCAAGGTTGCTTGGGCGAATATTGGTGCTTTTGCGGTATCTGAATCAATGAGTTATTTTGACAAAAAAAAGCAAGCAGCAGAAGCCGGGAAAGCGGTTGATGCTACTCAGCAATCAATTTTAACAGGTGGCTATACCGAGGCAACAGCAGATAAATTTCTTGAACAATTGTTGCAATTCAATGTTGCTACTTTTGGTGATGTTGGTGGTATAAGTACTACCTTCGCCACTTTGGAGAAAGAGTTGACAACTGGATCTTTTAAAGATTTAACTGATGTCCAAAAAGAATATTTGCGCTCTGAGGCTGCTAAAGCCGGAGTTAGTGCTGAAGGTTTGCTAAAAAATATTGATAGTACAGAATTGGCGACACTTCTTGGAGGCAATCAAGCGTTAGATGGTTACAAAAACGCGGACGGCACTTTAAATGGGGAAAGAATCATGTCGTTTATTACATCAAAGATGACTGGTCCTAATGCTGACGCAGGATTTTTGCAAAACCTTATTGATGCGCAACAGTCGGCAGACGGAAGCGTAAACGCACTTCAAACAAACGCCCTGCTGACAACGGGGACTATTGCACCAAACCTCTTAGGGGCAACTGGCACCATGTCTCCCGCAGAAAGGAACGCAAGAGGAATAACTGGAACACCAAATGCTTACACCGTTCCTGCGAATCCAGCATCAAATCAGCAATTCTTGACAACATTGAACATCACTGCGTCAATGTTGGATGGTAAAACCATTGATCAAATTGAGAGGGTTATCACTAAGGCTATTCGTGAACAAAAAGAACGCGGTAGCAGTACGGGCACTCTCACTGGCTCAACGTCCAAAAACTCGTGAGAAACCTAGGTAAAGAACTATGGCTAAAACTTTAACTGTTTGGGTGAGATTAAAAGATCCGACGCCAGAGGCTGATCGTCTCTCTTCTTCAACACCGGGCGCGTTGCCTCTTATTTTGCGTATGAGGTCATCAAACGCGAACATAGAGGAAGATTTTGTTTTTCCGTATAGTCCTAGGGAAATAAATATCGGAAGTTTGTCGGATGAAATGGTTCAAATAGATCGTCCGGGCACCACACCGATTGTTGCTTTCAAATCTCACAAACTTATGACTATTGATTTCACGGCACTTATCGCACATCCCGGTGACGGTCTTATACAGAGTGTTGATTCACAAATTTTTGCTTTACGAAGATTTGCTTCAAGTAGTGACAAAGTTTTTGAGTTGGTTAATTATGATATTTTTACTCGTACCCCTTTTGTTTATAGAAATATGAGTAAAGAAAGGTTGAGTGGTTTGTTTTTCTCTATAACTGAGATGAGCGTTGATGTGACTAGAAGAAATAAAGAGAATTCAATTACTAGCGCGAATGTGAAACTTAGTTTGGTTGAAAACCGAAATCCGAATATCAATATTGCGTTAATTCCACCTTTGTTTTACAAAAAAGAGACAGGGAAGAATACGAGCACTACCAAAAAAGTGGTTGGTGATACGGTCAACAAAGTTTCAGATGTATCACTGACTGTAGGTGGAACAATTATTCTTACTCAAAAAGGGAAAAAGCCGATGTTATGCCCTGACCCTTCAGGGGCAAAGAAAGCAAATGGGGAACCAAAACTTATTTCTATTAAACCGAATCAACCCAATTATTGTGGCTAACCAATGATTTCTGACAAAACATTAATTATCGTCGGGCATGATCAAGTTCAAGCGGTTCGCCAAATAGCCCAACATGTTACAAGTATCACTGTGAGTTACACAATTGATGGTGCTTCACAGGTGACAGTTGAATTAGTGGACGAAAAACTTGCCATGTGGAACGCTAATTATTTTGCTATTAGCAACATCTGTTTATTTAATGATGGAACAATGACAGAACGGTACATGATTGCTAGCCATGAAATTTCCAAGGGCGAAGGTGAGTATTTCAAAATTACTTTGGAGTTACGCACTGAAGCAATTCAACGAATGAAACTTAACAAAAAACCTCAAGCGTTTAGATCTACCACAGGCTACGAATTTGCGCAGAAGGTTGCAAAAGAGTTTGGTTTAGGTTTCATAGGGCAACCTCCCAAAGGTATCAAAACCACCACCATTAAGGTGAAAACAGATAAAAATCAGGAATCCGTGTTTGACGTTCTTGTTCGTTCAGCAAAAGACCTTCAATACCTTTGTTTCGTAATGTATGCGGTGGAAGGACTGGATGTTTCAAAACCTCCGATACCTACATTATTTTATGGTTCCCCTAACTGGCTTCTTGGTCGTTGGGGTATAGAAAAAACACCTGCTTACACATTCACTACGGCTGATGGGAAAAAAGAAACTCGTTCTTTGTTTTTTATTCCCCTCAAATACCCAAATGACGACAAAATGAATTTTTATCTCACCGATGTACCCGAAATGCGCAGATCAATGGATAGTCCAAAGGAGTCTGAAGGTTCTGCCAACATTTGGGTCGGTGACAAGTACGAGCAGAACATCGGAAGCGCCTACAATATAAGGGCGGGAATGACTGTAGTAGTTTATGGGATCAAAGGATTTGACGAAACAGCGTATTTGATTACATCAGTGCAATACAAGTACGGTGAACCTGAGCCTGTAAATATAAATTTTGCAACTTTAGAAAAAATTGCACCAGACGATAAAAAGAAAATTGACCAAAAAGTTTCAGAAACAACAGTGATTGGATAGGAATAAAATATGTCATTTATAGGAGGAGATGCGATAGATGGGATGTCTCGCGCTGATTCGGCTGCGACCTCCATTGCTGAATTTTCATCAATTCATCTTGGTGTTTTGACTGCCAAAAATGACTCCACAAGAACTGGTTTTGTTAGGATCACAGCCCTCAATAGTGATGCTCAACTGGGTCCATACAAGTTCATGGCTCCGTTCACCTTCCCTGTAGCCACTCCCGTAAAACAGACAATTACGACAACAACGGGAACTATTTCTAGTACGACTGTCGTTACTGGTGTGTCTTTATCCGCAACTACGACAAGTATTTCGGGGGTCTATAACGCAACTTTAACCTTGCCCGATGTGGGGGCTCGCGTTCTTGTTGTATTATTGAATGGTTCCCTTGATGAAGGTGTGATTGTTGGGTCTTTATGAACACGATTAGGTTACCGATACGGTTTAAAAAAGAGTCATTTGAGATGGAAACAATCAAAGACGACTCAGATGAGTATTTTGCGACACTGATTGGTTTTGCCATTCAGATTGAGCCAAATTCTTTACCTATTTCAACTTTTTACGGAACCAAAGATCCAACTTTTGATGCCAAGCAAGCAAGGCAGGTTGGTGTACAAATAGGTAATTTGATACCCGAAGTGAGGATAACGAGCGTTGATGCAACACCAAATAATAACGGCGAATTAAATTTAGCAATCAAATTTGAACGGATCTAAAAACCATGCCATCACCAGATTTTTCAGACTATATTGATTTAACAGTTAACGATAAGTCAATTACTGATGTATATGACGAAGCGGTTGAGTATGCTCAAACCTCATTCCCTGAATTTTCTCCTCGTACTGGCACAATTGAAAATGCGCTCCTTGAATCTGTTGCTTACTCTACGGGAAGTCTGATCGCAACCATAAACCGTTTACCAGATGGTTTGATGGAAGGTTTGTTGAAGTTGATGGGCTTTGACCGAATTGAAGCCACAGCGTCAACGGGAACTGTTCTGATTGAACTTTCAGTGAATACAGGCGCGACGATTGCTTCTGGTACTGTTTTCTCTTTTGATGTTTACGACTCTGAGGGTGCGTTGACTCAATTTCTTTATGAAACAGTTAACGACATAACAATTGCTTCGGGGGCTACAACTGGTTCTGTTTCCGTTACGGCATCTGATCCATCTTTGTATCCCGACATTCCTATTGGATCCAATCTGACGGTTATTTCAAGTACTCCATTTATTCTTTCGGCAACTCTGACTGCCCTTGCAAGCGTTGGTACTGATACCGAAACGGACGAAGAATATTTTAACCGAGCAGTCACCTTTCTTGGTTCTTTGAGCAGTGCAATTACAACCGCATCTCAGTTGACTAACTATATTTTGATCAACTACCCGACCGTTGCAAGGTTTAAGGTTTATGATTTAACTCAAGCAAAAGAAAACGACATCACCAATGCTGTGCTCACTTCCAATGTCGTTACCCTGACGACTAGATATGCGCACGGATTTTCTGTGGGTGATGTTGTAGATGTCGCAGACATGGCGAACAACGTATATAACGGAACATACACGATAACTGTCGTGCCATCAACTACTACATTTAGGTACGCAAGAACCAACGGCAATATTGCTACTGCGGCAACCACTGTTGGGAGTGTGGTTCTTGGCAATGGAATGCTTTTTGCAACAGCAGATGTTGGTGGTGCGGTTACCATTTCTATGTGCGACTCGGCTGGCGCCGCTTTGTCAACCGCCCAAAAATTGATCATTGAAGAAGACATAGAGAGTCGTGTTGTTGCTGGTTTGAATGTTTTTCTTCACGACATGAATACTTTCAATGTTGAAGTAGCGGCAGAAGTTATTGTAGAACCGAACTACTCAACGACCGAGGTTGGAAGCGCTGTTTCTCTAGCGATAGAAAATTATCTTTCTATTGCTGGTTGGGATTTCGCTGAGAGCGTAAATCACCTATATTTGATCACCATTGCTTCTAAAGTTGTAGGCGTGAAATATGTTGATTCCATGGATGTTTCTATTACGGGATCTACAAGTTTTGCAACCGACTCTACAAATGATGTAACAATTCTTGAAAAAGGCGCTATACCAATCGGTAACTGCACAACGATAGCGACTGCATAAAAATGGGAGTAATATTCAATTACCTTGACGAGACTGAAAGAACATTTTTAGAACCCGCAGTTTTTGCTGCGGGAATTGATGATCTGTGGACATCTGACGGAACTCTTTCTCTTGACGCGGTCAATTATCAGGACGCCGAATATGGTTCTCTTAAACTTGTGCCATCAAGTTCAGAAAATTATGTTCGTTTTAATAGTTATCCGACTACGGCAAGCATCCCTTCTCAATATGCCTTGACGCTTCCGATAGATAACCAAGATTACATTGAGTCTTTCATGTGGGTGAAACCATCAAAAAACTGCACCGTCTTTTTTAAAACTATTTTATCTGAAGTTACCTTTGACGAAAACACTTCATCATTTTCTTTTGTAGATCCATTCAATCAGGTTGTTGGTAATGAAGGTTCTTTAGTTGTTGCTCTTGGTGGAACAGACACACCAAAGTGGCAACTAATTAGGTCGGTTCCTGTTGAAATTCCTGATACGGGCAGATGGGCAATTCAACTACAACTGCGTGTTGTTTTTGCAGACACGACAGATGCATATATAAATATTTCCAGACCGACAGCACATGCCTCTTTAAGACTTTTTTCAAACGACTTTTTAACTAGTGTTTTAGAATATTTGCCAGAAGTTTTTCTTGAATCAGATACTGCAAATTATTCAACAAACCAACCCACGTTCCCACTATCTCGTCTTGTTGATGTAATGACTTCTGAAGCAAATAATGTTTTAACAAAGTCTAATTCTTTTGAATATGTTGACAGCAGTGAAGGTGGAGATCCAAATGTTTTGGGCACATTAAGCACATTTGTGAATCCTCAAGTATGTGACTCTGCTTACTTAACTTACCTTGCACAATTCAGGGGACGACCAATATTGGTGACATATCAGCCCTCTACTGAAGGTGTCGGTTGGGAAATATTTGCGTTAAACGACAGTCTTTTAGATTCAGGTGATGTTCTTGGCAATGATGCCATCAACCTTGGTGGGCTTCCTGCTGGTCTTGACTCTTTTGCTCGCTGGCAGGTAGAGACTGGCTACTACGGGCATAATGCGGGGACTCTTGATTCCATGATCGGAGCCATCCAAAGAAATCTCACGGGAGCAAAAGTTGTCAATTACACCATGACACAAAGTTCTGTTGCTTTCACAACGAGTCAAGCCGAAACTTACGGAACCGTACCTGAAGATGTAGGAACATCCAACAGTATTATTTTAACTCTAATTGAACCTGCAAGACCTCTTGGAATGCTTGTCACCCACACACTGACTGCGTGATGTAGAATATGTAGGTAAGCCAAAATTGGAGGATTCATGGAAGAAGAAAACAATGAAACTTCTGTGGATAAAGAAGTTGAAGAACTCCTTCGGGGGGCTTTACCTGAAAATCTTGTAACCAATTTTGTGCTTATCGCAGAAATAGTATCTGACTCTAATCAAGAGTTGGTACTAACCATTTCGGATTCAATGACCCCATGGCTTGCCAATGGGATGCTAGAAACCGCAATGGAAATGATGCGTGCAGGAGAGTACCAATTCCCTATAACGGAGGAAAACAATGGACAAGAATATTAAAGCGAATGTAAGCGATCAGGCTGTCAAAGGCGCCCTTCTGGGTGGTCTTGGATATCTTGCTAACAAGTGGGGTGTTTCGGCTGAAGTTGTGGCTGTAATCATGCCTGTTGCTCTGACTGCCCTTGCTTGGGTTTCAACCAAGATCGGCGACAAGAACACGACAGCGATTTTTTCGGCTGTTACAGCAATCGTTGATGCTCAAGCAAAAAGCAAGAAAAAGGCTTAACGCTTCAAATCTAATACGGGTAAGTGTTGTATTCTTGATAGGTGGTGGCGGTTTTTACTGCTTTACAGATTGAGGACTGATGCTTGCAGGGAAATACAATATTGTGTGCGATCAGGGGTCTACTTTTACTCGTACCCTTGAAATCAAAACTGCCGAAGGAACCGTGTTTTCTTTGGTGGGCTACACGGCTCGCATGGAAGTTCGGCGCACGCTTGATGCCTCGTCCACGATTGTGTCCCTAACCACTGCCAACGGGCGAATCACCATCAACGGTTCTCTCGGAACAATAACCTTAAATTTGACTGCGGTTGAGACTGCGGCTCTTACACAGAGCGGGGTTTATGACTTGGAGATAGTCAAAACCGCTACAGGCGATGTTTACAAGGTGGTCCGAGGAGAGTTCAAACTTGAAAAAGAGGTGTCAAGGTGAGTGATCTATCCACCCAACTCACTATGGGTAACGCTGATTTTAATGTTGTTGTTGAAGACCGACGAAACATTGTTGAGATATCTAGAGAAGAACCCAACATCATTCAGGTTAAATTGCCGGGTGTTGCAAGCAATCCCAATGTTGTATATGGCGCTGGTGTGCCTTGGGAAATAGAGATTGAGATCTAAATGCCCTCTATTGCCTCAGATTATGGGAATGTCGGCGACATCTACATTGATACGCTTACTGGCGATTTTTATGGTCCGAAAACTGAGGCAGGGTGGCCGGACACGCCCTTTTTCACTGCTTTGTCTTCAGCGACTATTGACGCCGCTGTTCTTAACGACAGAAAGATCCATACCCAAAGTAGCGCCTCATCCACATGGAACATCACGCACGAATTAGGCGGAAGACCGTCTGTAACCATCGTGGATAGTGCAGGAACAGTAGTGGTTGGTGATGTAGTATATAATAGCAACACAAGTATAACGGTTTCATTTTCAGCCCCCTTTTCTGGTTTCGCTTATTTGACGTAAGGATTTAAATAAATGGCACAAAAATTCGTAACAAATTTAAATCTCAATCAGAACCAGTTAATTAACGGTAAATTTGAGGTTCTAGCATCTGATCCTTCAACCGACAACTTTGAAGGTCGTTTAATTTATAACAGCACCGAAAAAACCATCAAGGTTTATACGGGTTCTGCATGGCGCAAGATGCTTCACGGCATCACCAGCACTGGTGATCAATCCGAAGCACTAACGATCTCTGAAGCCAATGGTGCTGTAACGATTCAGCCAAACCTTGCTACATCGTCCAATGACGGTGTCATGTCGGCTGCTGATAAAACAAAACTTGATGCAGCAGCAGTTGCTGAAACCGCAAACACCCTTGTTCTTCGCGATGGTAACGGTCGTTTCAAAGCCGCAACCCCTTCTGCCGATCTTGATGTTGCAAACAAAGGATATGTTGACGCGGCTCGCACAGGTCTAGATGTTAAGGCATCCGTAAAAGTTGCGACAACAGCGCCTATCACTATTGCTACTGGTCTTGAGGCTGGCGATGTTATTGACGGGTACACGCTCGTTGCTGGCGACCGTGTTCTTGTTAAGAACCAAAGTACCGCTTCAGAGAACGGTATCTACATTGCTTCTGTTTCTGGTTCCGCTTCACGAGCAACTGACGCAGACAACAATGCTGAAGTCACGCCGGGCATGTTCACCTTCGTTGAAAACGGAACAACTAACGCAGACAGCGGTTGGGTTCTCATCACCGATGGCGACATCACGGTTGGCACAACTGGTCTTGCATTCTCACTCTTCTCAGTAGCGGGAAACATTCTTGCAGGTGACGGTCTTTCAAAAACTGGCGATGTTCTTAATGTCAATACAGGCGTTGGTATTGAGATTCATTCCGACGCTTTGCGCATCAAATCAGATGCCGCTGGTGATGGTCTTGGTTATGACGCAGGTGTTCTTTCTGTAACTATTGGTGGTAGCACTGGTCTTGCAATCACCTCTGATGCTGTCGGTATCAAACTTGACGCAGCGATTGCTGGTCTTGCCACCACCGCTGATGGTCTCAAGATCAAGTCGGACATTGCTGGTGATGGTCTTACATACACGGCAGGTGTTCTTAGCCGAAATGTTATTGATCTCGCACAAGGCTCCGATGACACCACAGGAACACTCCCTGTTGATCAGGGTGGTACTGGTGCCACAACCGAATCAGGTGCTCGTGAAAGCCTTGCTGTTGGTGGTGACACAGGAACCCGTACTTCCACAACCCCGACTCTTGCCCGCAAAACCACTCAAGTTATTGGTGACGCGAGTGCAACATCTTTTGCAATTGTTCACAACTTCAACACTCGCCTTGTGCAAACTGAAGTTTTTGATTCCGCAACATTTGACACAGTTATCGCCGATGTTGTACGAACCAACGTGAACACCGTTACGGTCAGTTTCTCTGTTGCACCCGACGCTGGCGCATACACGGTTGTAATAACAGGTTAAGAATTCACAAAACAAACACCTTGAGGGGTGTTTCATATTTTGAAAAACGGTTGAGGCTGAATTTCTATGACAAAATTTGTTGGAACACCGCTTCGCGGGTTTGACTTTAGTAGCGTTGCTTCCGAGGCACTCTCAGCAAGAGTAAATTCAGATACTGTTCCAAGAATCCGTATTGATGCTGGCGGAAAAATTACTTGGGGTTCAGGTTCAGCCACTGGTGATACGAATCTTTACAGGAGTGACTCAAACACCCTGACAACAGATGATGTTTTTGTTGCTACTGGTGGCATGGTCACATTGACAACAAATGGTGCCCCTAACGCTTCCCTGCCGAACGGTGCGCTCGCCGTTGACACAACGAACCATGTTTTCTACTACCGTTCCAACTCAACTTGGACTCAGGTGTCCGCAGGAGAAGGAGGAGGTGGGGCGAATGTAACCATTTCTTCAACTGCACCAGCAGACCCAGAGAACGGAGATCTTTGGTATAACAATGTAAGCAACCTCCTTTACATTCGCGACGGTGGTTCGTGGGATACTGTAAGTGGCGCTGTTGCGCTTCCAGATCTAGACGGAGGAAACATATCGTTACCTGAACTCTACGAGGCTGAAGTAACCAACGGTGTGATGGCAGTCTTTGATGGAGGGATAGCGGCATGAGCGTAAAAATTCAACTTAAAAGAACTACCGCTTCTGCGTGGACGTCTCTCAACCCGACGCTTGATAACGGCGAGTTTGGTTACGAAACCGATACCGCTAAATTTAAGATTGGTAATGGCTCAACTGCTTGGACAAGTTTGGCTTATGCCAATGCCAACCTTTCTGTTGCGTCGCTTGATGCACTTTCTGATGTCACGATTACCAGCGCAACTAACGGTGATTTTTTGCGATGGAACGGATCTGCGTGGATTAACGATGCGGTAAACCTTTCAACCGACACAGTTGGTTCATATGTTGAATCACTTGTTGCGGGTACTGGTGTTACGGTAACCAATAACTCTGGAGAGGGTGCTTCACCGACAATTGCCATTGGTCAATCAGTCGCAACAACGGATTCACCAACATTTGCTGGTTTGAACCTAAACGGAAACATTGTTTTTGAAGGTGCAACCGCTAACGAGTTTGAGACAACTCTTTCTGTAACCGACCCAACAGCCGACAGAACGATTACCCTACCTGATGCAACGACAACCCTTGTCGGCACGGATACGACTCAAACGCTTTCTAATAAAACTCTTACCACTCCAACCATTAATGGACCAGAAATTACGGCTACTGGTGGAACTCCAAGAATTCATGGTATCTATCTCCCAGAACCACATTTCATTACTTTTGAAGGCGCAACAACAAATGAGTTTGAAACAGTACTTACTGTTGTAGACCCAACAGCCGATAGGACTGTAAGCCTTCCTGATGCAAGCGGAACTCTTGCCATAAGTGGCACCATTGCTCTTGGCACCGACACAACTGGCAATTATATAAACGACATTACCGCTGGAACTGGTGTAACCGTTACCCACACTCCCGGAGAGGGAACTAGTCCAACAATTGCAATTGGGCAGGCAGTAGCGACGAACAGCAATGTCACATTCAATGACTTGACGGTGAGCGGAAACCTAACAGTTTCTGGTACGACCACATCTATTAATACCGAGACTCTCACGATTAATGACAATATTGTTGTCCTTAACAATAATGTCACTGGTTCACCCACGGAGAATGCAGGTGTAGAGGTTGAGCGTGGAACATCTGCAAATGTGTCTGTGCGTTGGAACGAAACTTCTGACAAGTGGGAAATAACAAACGACGGAACCAATTACGGGGACATCGTAAGTACCTACGACACGGGCACTGTTTCTACAGCGATGATCGCATCCGATGCCGTAACTACAAACAAAATTAATGACGGAGCAGTCACTAATGCAAAAGTTAGTGCCACCGCGGCGATTGTTGACACCAAACTTGCCACGATTTCTACAGCAGGGAAAGTATCAAACTCGGCGACAACTGCCACCAATCTTGACGTCGCTAATGCAATTGTTGCTCGCGACGCAAATGGGGCGTTTTCTGCTGGATCAATTACCGCTTCGCTCAACGGTAATGCAAATTCGGCAACGGTTTTGCAGACGTCAAGGAATATTGCTGGTCAAGCATTTAACGGTTCAGCAAACATCAGTATTGCACCGACAGATCTAACTGGAGTTACTTCAACTGCTGCTGAGATTAATGTTCTTGATGGCATAACCTCAAGTACAGCAGAACTCAACATTCTTGATGGGGTGACTTCATCAGCAGCCGAAATCAACATTCTTGACGGTGCAACCCTTTCAACAACAGAATTAAATTATGTTGACGGCGTAACTTCGGCGATTCAAGCACAAATAGACCTTAAAGCACCTCTTGCTAATCCTACTTTTACAGGGACA